TGCTTATGCTACGTTTGCTTGATTTAATTAAGCTTATCTTATTAAGTATATTTAGGTTTCTTAAAGTGCTTTGGAACTTCTTCTTCTTTAGCCATTCCGTATTTGCGCTTTAGTGCTTTACTTACCTTCATGATTTTCTCGGAACTTCTTCCTACATCTTCATAAATTGAGTTTGCTCTGAAACTTGATATGCTTGGTTCAGGTACTGTGTATTCTGTTAATACCAGTAATCTGAGACATTTCTCGATCGATCGTCTACTGAGTCCTCCATGTGTTGCTCTTCCTAAGAATTCAACCATTGATAGGTCCTGTGTGACAATTGATTTTTCTGCGTTAAGATTCCATCCGTATTTAGATGCTTCAAAAGCAAAATCTGTCATTGATAGATAGGTCATTGATCCTCCGACTCCATCGTCTCCGTGTGTGTCTAGGTCTTCGATTACCTTTCCTGTTAATTTAATCCACAAGAATGAAATTCTGAACTTATTAATGATTGAATCAATAATGTTTGTCCAAAAACTTCCTGAAGGTACACCTTTATTAGATGTGTAGATGTTTCCATCTGGTCCTACAACTTTCTTGTATATGAACAGTTCAACCATCAGATCAAAAGCATCTTCTGCTTCTGCTGTTTCGAATTCTACTATGTTCTTGATGATATCAAAAGCAAAGCGGATTTCAAATCTGCTGCATGTGGCGTCAAATTGACTCCAGTCATACGTATACATCCATGTGTATTGGCTGTTTAACTGTTTGAGTTTATCCGGTACTGTTAGTAAAGGATCTCCTCCAATGTGTAAGAAACTCTGTTTCTGTACAAATTGTTCGATTACTGGCTGTGCGCTCAGTCCCTCACTTAAAATGTGATGGAATGGTGCTCCCCATACGTTTCTAACTTTTAATTTCTCGGTGATATTAGTTAGTTGTGTCCGTGTGTAACCTATGTGTGGGGTACTGTTCAAGATCGCGTCTTCGATACACTCTCCCTTGTTCTCGGCGTCATGATAATTAAGGATCAACTTCTTAGCTCTGCAAATTGCTGAGTAATGATTATTTCTTGTTGTCTTGTCCTTAAAAAGTCCCTTCTTACCTTGGTATCCGTATCCTGCAGACGATGAACTTACA